CTGACTTTCCAGGGCCGCGCGGCTTCACAATCCGCAAGTCTTACGGACCTCGGCACTTCGACTCCCGTTTCCTCGATCAGCTTGTCGCAGGGTCTATCGTCGAACTATCCGAGCTCGTTTGCGGGGGGACTCTAATGTTTCTCATCCAGCAAATCACGAGTGACCCGCTTCAAAAGCAAACGCTGCTTCTCCCGGACGGAACCTCGCTCTCGCTGACGATCAATTTCGTTCCCATGCAATACGGCTGGTTCGTCAATTCGCTTGTTTACCAGTCGTTCACCTTGAACGGACTACGGATCACCAATAGCCCGAACATGCTTCACCAGTTTCGGAATCAAATTTCATTCGGTCTCGCGTGCTTTTCTGCCAATAACCGCGAGCCATCTCAACAGCAGGATTTTTCTTCGGGAGCATCCCAGCTTTACATTCTGAGCGCCGCCGAGGTCGCCCAATACACGGGGTTACTACAAAGTGGATAAACTCGGGCGCAATTATCAGTTGCAGGTTCAGACTCAGGAGGGATCGCTTCTCACGATCGCGCCTCCGTTTACGGTTGAATTTGACATCACTCGAAACATTCTGACTTCGGCCAATGTCTCCTCGATCCGTGTTTTCAATCTCTCGCAGAACAATCGAAACCAAATCCGTAAGAACGTCAACGACTACGGCGATCTAAGGCAAATCACACTCATGGCAGGCTACGGGCCGAATCTACCCTTAGTCTTCACCGGAAATATTACTCAAGCCTGGTCTGTGCGCGAGGGTACGAACGTCATCACGCAGATTGAGTCTTACGATGGCGGCTTCGCCTTTGCCAACGGATTTACGAATCAGCAATTTCCGAATGGAACGCCGGTTTCCTCGATCATCGCTTCCCTTGCTGGATCTTTGCCGGGTGTATCTGTAGGGGCGATCGGAAAATATCCAGGCACGATCTCGCGCGCCAACTCCTATAGTGGTACGACGACGGACCTGCTGCGGGAACTCACTGGCGGCGGATTTTTCATCGACAACGGAAAAGCCAACTGCCTGGGCGATAGCGAATGCCTTGCCGGTGAGATCCAGCTCATTAATTCTGCATCCGGGCTCCTCGGAACCCCCGTGCGCGAACAGACGATTTTGAATTTCGACATGCTCTTTGAGCCTCGGCTCGTGATCGGTCAGCAGATTCAGCTCCAGAGCATAACCGAATCGAACTTCAACGGATTCTACAAAGTCATCTCGATCAAGCATCGCGGGATGATTTCTGAGGCGGTTTGCGGTGATGCCATAACCTCGGTCGGTCTCTTTTATGGGACGCAGGCCCTCTCGACGGTGCCAGCGCTATGAGCACCTTACCACTCAACGCAGTACCGAGCGACCCGAGTTTGAAAGACCTCCTGGATCTTCTCAAAAAGGACATCTTGCTTTCAATCAATACCCATCACGTCGGGACTATTCAGAGCTTCAATTCTGCGAAGCAAACCGCGACGGCCACGGTGAATTACCCGAAGACATACTACCAGCTCAACGCTGTAACTGGCCTCTATAATCCGGTGCTCGTGAACTATCCGCTTCTTGTGGATTGTCCCGTGATTTGTCTCGGCGGCGGCACCACGGCGCTGACGTTTCCAATTCAGACGGGAGACGAATGCCTGGTTCTATTCAATGACCGCGCAATCGACAATTGGTTTTCCGGCGGTGCAGGCGCAGCTCTTTCGAGCCCAAGGCTTCACTCGTTTTCAGACGGACTGATTCTCGTCGGACTTCGCTCGCTTGGAAAAGTGATTTCCAACTACGATTCAACGCGCGCTGTACTCCGAAACGGCACGACCCTTGTCGGAGTAGGTCCGAGCCTCGTCAAAATCGCAAATCAACAGACCACGCTCAATACGCTTCTTCAAAGCCTCATTTCCAATGTGCAGAGCCTCGTATCGGCAGCGTCTTCGATCACCGTTACGTGCGCGGCACCTGGAAATCCTAGCTCGCCACCGATCAACGCCGCTGCCATCAGCGCGGTCGCAAATCAGTTAACCACGACGGCAAACCAGATCGCGGGGTTACTCGAATGATTATCCGAGCCCTCGATACAAATGGTGATTGGACTTACGGGAAGGGACAGAACAACTATTTTTCCGGAAATTCCGCCGTCGCTGAAAATATCCAAACACGCCTGGCCTCGTTTCTCGGTGACTGCTTTTTCGATACGGGCGCAGGAATTGACTGGTTCAACCTTCTGGGCGGCAAGGATCAGATCGCACTCAATCTCGCCGTCGCTGCCGTAATTCTAAATACGCCGAACGTCACTGGAATTCTTCAGCTCGCGCTTCAACTGAACTCGGGCACGCGCGCGATCGTCATTCAGTACCAAGTTCAAACCACCTATTCGCAAATCACCGGGACGTTTCAATACGACCTGAACGGATCGGGGTGAGGAGGACGTATGCCTAATTCCATCGGTGCATCAGGATTAACGACCGCAACCCAAGCAGAGCTTGTCGCGAATTTCACTGCGGCTATGCAGTCGATCTATGGGGCTGACATCAATCTCGCGTCGAACACACCCGACGGCCAGATGATGATGATTTTTATACAGTCCGTACTCGACCTTGAAAATCTGCTCACTCAGATTTACAACATGTTCGATCCCGACAACGCGGTCGGTGTGATTCTCGATCAGCGGGTTGCGATAAATGGAATTCAACGGCAAGCAGGCACGTTCACCGTAACGAACGTAACACTCACCGTATCGCAAGCGCTTAATCTCTACGGCCTCGATCAGACGGCGCAGTCCATCTACACGGTTGCCGACAATGCCGGAAATCAGTGGCAGCTTCAAACCACTCAGCATATCAGCGGTCCAGGAACTTACGTTTTCTCGTTTCAAGCGGCGAATCCGGGCGCGGTTTTAACGACGATCAACACGATCACCGTTCCAGTAACCATAGTTCTCGGCGTTACTTCGATCAATAACCCGACGACGTACACGACCCTCGGAATCAACGAAGAATCTGACGCCGTTTTCAAGGTCCGTCGTCAGAAGTCGGTGCAGTTATCTTCGGTCGGATACCTCGCAGGACTACTCGCCGCGCTCCAAAATATCAGCGGAGTGACAGGCGCTTTTATTTACGAGAACACCGGAGGCACCACCGACGGCAACGGCGTTCCTGGGCATTCTATTTGGGTGATCGTCGCGGGCACTGCAGCGGCTTCGGCTATCGCTCAGGCCATCTATACCAAGCGTGATAGCGGCTGCGGAATGACCGGCGGCCAGTCCTATGTCATCACTCAGGCCGATGGAACCCCGTTTGTCGTTTTTTGGGATACGGTAGTCGCGCAAAATCTCTACATTCAGTTCACGGCTTCCTCGGTCGATGGGGTGAACGCGCCGAAGATCACGCAGATCCTTGCTGGACTCCCGGCAATCTTTGTACCCGGCGTTAACCAAGAAGTGAACGCCACGGCCTTGGGCACATTTGTCCAGCAGATAGACCCGAATTGCTTGGTGAGTAATGCGGGATTTAGCGCGGCACCGGGCGGACCCTATACGCCCACACTCACGCCATCAGCGAAAAACAAGCAGTTCATGGTGGCGCAGGCCAACATTCTCATCCTGCCAATCATCCTTTCGCCGACGACGATCAACGTACCGCGAACGAATACCCAGCAATTTACGCCGAACGGTGGAAGTCAAACGGGCTACGTCTACGTTCTCACCCAAAATCAGAGCGGCGGAAATATCAACGGATCTGGACTTTATACGGCTGGCAGCGTGACCGGAGTGGACATCGTTCAGGTCACGGATTCTCTCGGTAACACGGCAACAGCCACGGTGACGGTCACATGAGTAGCACGCAAGACCTCATCAATTACTACGCAAACCTTCTGATCTTGCAATATAACGGCAAGCCGAAAGCCTACGCCACGATCCAAACCCTCGTGACTCCCGTAGTGATGCCGCAAATCTCTGTTGAGACGATTTCATTTTCTGGTGTCGCAGCCTCGGGAGCATTTGTGCTTGCTTACAACGGAAACAATACGGCGGCGATCAATTGGAACGACTCGGCTTCAACGATTCAAACCAAACTGCGAGCTGTGACGGGACTCGGCTCCGTTACGGTAGCAGGGGCAATCGCGTCCCAGCTTTTGACCATCACTTTCACCGGCGTTACTCCTCCGGCTTTACTTCTTACTGCTGGATCGAATTCTCTTCAAACCTCCGGTGCGGTGGCGATCACTCTATCGGTCGTCGCTACAGACCAGATGCTTCCGCTCGCCGTTCAAAACGCGTTTAGCCTGACGAGTGCTGTTGGAGCGCAGCTTGCTATCCTCGGCAAGTACGCAGGCGTGACTCCGAATGGATTTACGTTCTCTGGACCGATCACGCTGAACGACACGCAGTTTCGCAGCTTGATCCAAGCCATGATCGCCAGGAACATGCTCCAAGGCGATCTCTCTTCGATTCAAACCCTCATCAGCACTTACTTCAGCGGCGTCATTCAGGTGTTCGATAACCAGGGATTGCGAATGAGCTACTTTTACGAAGCCGCGATCGGATCAAATCCCGTTGCGGAGTTTTTCGTAAAGCTCGGCGCGCTTCCGAAGCCAATGGGCGTTCAGCTCGCGACGCTGACCTACGCCTATCCGAACAGCGCCTTTTTCGGGATGCGGACCTACTTCTACGCAGGTGTCGGAATATCGCCATTGAACTCGTATACGAACTATCAGTCAAATCGACCGTGGCTCAGTTATGCCAACGGGATCGCAGTATGAAGGGGGGACATGAATGGCAAAGCTATCCAGAGTAACGCAGAAAATTTTCGGAAGTAGCGCCGGCGCGAACCAGATCGGCAAATTCGGGAGCTACGCGGCGGGTTCGCCCGTTATCTCATCGGATCCAACGGTCATTCAATCGCTCTCGAACTGGCTCACGGGTTGGTTCGGCGCAGTTGTCGGCGGAAACAGTCCAGCGATCGAGGACATGAACGCCGTTTGTTTCGTGTACGCGTATCAGCTTGCCTACCTCATGCAGCAAGGCATCCCGGAGTATGACTCAGGCACGACTTATTTCACGGGCTCTCTCTGCACCTCGGGCGGTGTTCTCTACCGATCGCTCCAGGACAATAATACCGGAAACGTCCTCACAAATTCCAACTTCTGGCTTCAAGCCTCCGGGCTCTATGCGGGAGAGGGATCAAACGGAACAACGGTCCTCGATCCAAGCGTTAATCCTTACTACGTCGTACCCGCGACCGCCGATGGGTCGAATATTCACGTCAAAACGTCGAAGGGTCCGAGCTTTATTTTTCTTCCGAATCCCGCGCTTTTGGAAAAAATCACGATCCACGACATCGACGGCGTTGCAAACGCAAATCCCATCACGCTCGGAATCTTGCCGACATTTGCTTGGGGGGACAATACCAATTTCGAGACGGGCGCAGCAAACCCTCCGTCCAATCAAACTCCCTTTGGAGCATACAGTTCTCCGGTTCTCGTGCAGACGAACCCGCTCGCTGCGATCGCGATTCAATCCGCTGCATCCTATTTCCTCGATAAAGCGGGACTCATTTGGACCGTTGGAACTGCCGCGAACGGCCAGCTTGCATCGGGTGACGTAAGCCCGACTCGTTCCATTCCGACAATGGTTGCTTATGTTTCATGGGCTACAATGGTAG